TGGCTTTGTTGTAGCTCGCGGTGCTGATGCCGATGAGCGCGCCCACGAAGGCCACCACGGCGTTGATGGTGGTCGCCACCTCCTGCGCGTAAGGCCAGCCCCACACGCCCGCCAGCGCGCTGTAGAGCACGGAGAGCGCGGGCAGCGCGATGAGGCACAGCCACTTTAGGATGTCGTAGACCTTGTCGTTGAATTGCAGTTTCATTTCAATCGTCCTTTCCTTTGATCTTGATGTTGGCCAGCAGCGCCAGCTCCGCCGTCCACGCGGCGAACCACGCGACGGTCAGACTGTCCGGCACAATTTTGTCGTTGGCGGTGAGTACGAGGCTCACGATGCAGTACCACGTCAGGTTAAAGATCGCCGCCCATACGTATTTGTCGCGCTTGCGCATGGTCTTGAGTTTTTCCCGCGCGGACTTATAGAGGTCGATGCCCAGAAGCGTCATGCAGACCACGCACACGCCCGCGAGGATAGTTTCGGCCCAATCCATCAACTTACCACCTCCCACTCGTCGATCTCCGACTTGATGCGGTCGATAAAGCTGTTGCCGCCGAGGGCTTTATAGCCTCGGTAAAGGAAGAGGAAGTCCTCCAGCTCGTACTGCCGGATGGTGTGGTCTTCCCTGTGGCGGTAGTAGGTGTGCAGCATGTCGTGCCGGAGCTGGCATTTGAGCGCGTCGGTCAGCTTGTCCAGCCCAAGCAGCTTGTTGCGGATGGGCTTGATGAGCATGGCCAGCGCCGCGAGGATGACCGTGATCTCCGAGCAGATGGATGCCGCGGATGCTAAGTTAAACGGGTACTCATCATCCGCGCCGCCGGCGCAGCGGGCCACAAGGTAGCTGCTGCCGCCGAGGCCGGTCTCGTAGCTGAGCGCGACCAGCGCACCCTCCTCCGGCCAGTGCGCCGCGTCAAGCGGCAGCCATTCCGGCGCGGCGAGATCCACGCCAGCCCTCCACTCGTCTCGCGGCGGTAAAGGATCGTCCGTCAGACCGCAAAGGTAGTCCATCGTCGTGCCGAGCGTCAGCGCCAGCTTGGGCAGCGAGCCCGCACCGGCAAGGCTGTTGTTTTCCCACGCGCTGTAGGTGCCGGGGTACTCGCCGATGCTCTCGGCAAACTCCTTGCGCGTCAAGCCGGTCGCTTCGCGCAATGCCTTGACGCGCTCGCAGAATTTCGGCGTCATGTTCTTGAGCCGAGGGTCGTCGGCTGCCGGATTTCGGGGCACGGAAGGCTCCTGCTCCTTCGGCGGCCGCTCTGCGACAACAAAGCGGCAGGCGGTAGAGCAGGTGTCGCGGTTAAGACATTCGCGGCAGCAGCCGCCGCAGCGCCACTCGCCGTAGCGATAACGGTCAGCGTACATCCGTGCGGCATTCGGGCAGAAGCCGCCGGTATCTGGGCACTTATGCTTGCAGCAGGTCCAGCAGGTTCGGAACTCGCGCACGTTGTTGATCGACCATGTGCGGCAGTGGTCAATGATCCAATCCAGCAGCCTGTACTGCGTCTCGTCATCCATGCGGGCGATCTCGAGCGCTGCGGCCTCGGGCAGCTCGCCCTTCTCCCATCGGGCAATGATGCCCGGCACCTTGAGGCCCTTTTTGATGACCTGCAAATTGCCGACCTTCGTCGCGTTGATCTGCATCTCCTTGGCGATCCACTCGCGCAGCCCGACCGGGAACGCCTCGCCGGCCTTCTTGCGGCGGATGTAGGTCTCTTTGAGCTTTTCTGCCTCCTCCGCGAGCAGCGCGTTGGACTTCACGCGCTGGCGGTTCGCCTCGATCACCGCGCACAGCTCCTGCTCCTCCGTCATCGCCGGCAGCACGCGGCAGAGCACGGTGGAGGACTGCTTCGCGACGGCCTCGTCCCGGCTCGCCGTGAGCAGCCGCAGCGCCGCCATGCGGCTGTGGCCGGAGATCAGGCGGTACTTGCCGTCCGTGTCCGGCACGACGGTCGGCGGCTCCAGCAGGCCGTTGGCCTGAATGGACTCCATCAGCGCGGCGAGCGCGTTGTTGTCCGGACGCGGGTAGAAATTGCGCGGATTGTCGAGGATGTCGTCCACCGGGATCTCGCGCGTCATACCCGAATCGGGCAAATCCGTGCGGTCGGGCAGAGCCTCGGCAAATTTCGTGATGTCAAACTTCGCCATGACCAAGCTCCTCTCCGAGATATTCCGCCACCCAGCGGCGGTAGTCCTGCGTCGCCACGCTCCGCGGGCAGTAGTCGATCAACGGTTTTTTCTCAAACGTGGTCTCCACGACCTTATCCGTGCGCCGAATGACCTGCTCAAAGACCGGGATCCCGCGTTGGCGTAGCAAGGTCTCGCCCTCGCGCACGACCTCGCTGCTGTTCCGCATTGTGACGAGCACACCGGCAATCCGCACGTCGGGACGCGCACGACGCAGGCTGCGGATCTGAGCGCGCACGCTCTCAAGACCGTCAAAGACAAAACCGTCAATCTTTGCGGGGACAATCACCTCGTCACAGGCAAACAGCGCGTTGACGCTCGCCACGGTGTACCCAGGGGGACAATCGAGGATGCAGTAGTCCGCGCCGTTGTCATCCTCCGCCGCGCGGACGAAATCATACAGAACACGCGTGCGCCGCATACCCTCGTGCAGCGCGTTGCAGTCGATGTCATAGAGCTCCGAGGATGCGGGGACAAGCAGCATCGACGGCGAGAGCGTGATGGCGGAATCGCTCCAGAGCGGCTCCGCCATGCCAAGCAAAAGCGTTGCAACGTTGCTGTCCGAGTCGGGGTCGTAACCCGGCTTGTAAAAGTTCGTCAGATTGCATTGTCCGTCGCAGTCGATCAGCAGCACGCGCTTTCCGTAGTCATGTACGAGGATCTCTGCGAGGTTGATGGCGGTGACGGTCTTGCCGACGCCGCCTTTGTTGTTCATGATCGCAATGGTTTTCATATCGTTCTCCTGTTTCTCTCTCAAAATTTGAAGCCCTCGCGGACCTTGACGCCGTCGCCGAGGTCGGCCTCGACGAGATACCAGCGGTGCGCGCGGTTGATGTACACGATGCGCCCGGGCAGCAGCCGCGGGAGCTCCCGATGTCCGGGGCCGATGGCCGCGCCGATATCCGCCAAAATGGCGTGGGGATCTCCGATTCTTGGCATTTTGTATCTCTCTTTCTCTCTGTTTTCAGAACGGCGCGTTTTTGTCCTCTGGCAATTCTTCAAGCGCCATCTGACCGGGCGCTTCGCCGTCCGTTTTCTCCTTCCGGCCCTTCTCGTCATCGCGGGTGTAGGGCGCAAAGGTCTGGTGCCTGCCGTCAAAGGCAAACACGCCCTTGCCGCGCCGGCCCTCCTTGCTCTTGGCGATCTGGATGACGCGGCACTTCTCCTGCGAGTAGTTCTGCTGCGGGTCGGGCCGGTAGATCATCACGATCAGGTCCGCGTCCTGCTCGAATTGCCCGGTCTCCTTGAGATCGTGCATATCCGGCGCGCGCCATGCCCCGCGCTCGGGGCGGCTGAGCTGCGCCAGCTCCACCACCAGCACGCCGCGGCTCTGGGCGAAGGTGTGCAACGCGCGGGAGACGGTCGCCATCTGCTCGCTGCGCAGGTCGCGCGGGTTACCCTCGGGGACGATCAGCTGGACGTAGTCCACAAAGATCACGTCGTAGCCGTAGGTGATGGACTCCGCCGTGATGTCGCCGGCGGTCATGCCGCTCGCCTGGATCACGTCAAGCCGGCGCTTGACCGCGTCCTCCGAGCAGACCGCAAAGGTGCCCCAGTCGCGGTCGGTCAGGCGGCTGCGCTTGATCGCGTCGAAGTCAATGCGCATCCCCTGCGTCACGATGCGGTCGCCGATCTTGCCGGCGGACGTTTCGAGGCTGAAAAAGCCGACCTTGAGCGTCTTGGCCATGTGATAGGCCATCATCAGGGCAAGGGCCGTCTTTCCGTCGCTCGGGTAGCCGCCCAGCACCACCACGTCGCCGCGCCGGATGAAGCTGTTGTGGTCAAGCACGTCCAGCCCGAAGCCCACATAGTCCGCGGCTGCGCCGCTCGCGTGGCGGGCGGAGAAATCCTGCAAAAGCTCCAGCATCGGCACGACCTTCACGCCGCGCCGCGAGGTCATCTGTGCTTGCAGCTCCGAGAGCAGCGGACGGACGTCGTCGAGCGTAGCCGCGCCGTTGATCTGCGCCGAGAGGGCGCGGATGCGGCCCAGCGCCGCCTGCTCGCGCATAAGCTGCGCATATTCGCGCCAGCTCGCGCTCGTGGGCGTGACCTCCATCAGGTCGATGAGCTGTTGCTGCTGCGGCGAGCCGGAGGCATAGCCGAGCTTCGCGTTGATCGTGATGGCGTCGGCGTGCCCGCCCTCGCGGAACACCTCGCGCGCCGCCTGGAAGATCAGCCGGTTGGCTGTGCTGGTAAAGTCGCGCTCGTCCACCTCGGCGAGCACCTGACTGACGATGCTCTCGTCGATCAGCATCGCGCCGAGCACGGCGCGCTCGGCTTCCAGCCCGGCGCTCGGCTGCGCGTCTACTCGGCCCATGTCCACCCTCCGTCCTGACTATCCGGCGGCTGCTCGATGCGGCGCACCGGCTGCGCCTTGGAGCTCTGCGCCGGGCGCTTGGCCGTGGCGTCCTCCCAGCGCCGGCCGTTGAGGAAGGTCGAGGCATACGGGATGCCAACGCCGTCCCGCCACGCGGGCGATGCCTTGAGTACCTGCAGCGCGCGGCCTATCGTCTCGATGAGCGCGTCGTCTGGCTTGAGCTTGTCCCAGGCGCGCACCGCGCCCATGCGGTTCTCCCCGCGTGGGTAGTAGGCCCAAAAGCCCTCAAAGCGCTCCGGCTTCCATGTCGGCGTCGTTTTGCTGCGCTGTTTTCTCGGCTCCGCGCCGTCCCCCTTGGGGGGACTATAGGGGGGTATAATATAATCTTTAGTCTCTACGTTCTTACTTTGGGTCGGAAACTCCGTTGACGGTGTTTCCCGACGACGGCTTTCACCGTTGTCGGTGTTTTCCGACAACGGTGGCTTTTCCTGTAAAACGTAGGTGTTCGCGGAAAAGCGCCCGCTGCCGTCATGCGACTGCTCTCGCATCAAATAACCGACCTCCTCAAGCCGTCCCACGAGGCGGCGCACCGTGTCCTTGCCGACGCCGCGCTCCTTCGCCATGCCGGAGATGGTGAACTCCCAATCGGGAGGCTTGTCCAGCATATAGGTCAGGAATCCGAGCATTTCAAAGCTCAGGCGCGTGTCTCGGATCGCGGACTTATACAGGACGGTAAACGGCTCACGATGGCCGGACTTTATTACGCCCTCGCTCATACTTTCCTCCATCCAAATAGACGATGATCTTCATCAGCCGCTCCGTGAGAGACGTGATGCCGACGAGGATCAGGAAGATGTCCAGTCCCGTCATGCGCGCGCCTCCCCTCGGAAGGTGTTGACATTCGTCTGTTTCTGCGATATACTGTGTTTGCAATAGTTTTCAGAGCTCCTGCTCTGGGGACGGGAACGCTTCGAGGTGCCAGCCTCGGGGCGTTCTTTTTTTGCGTCCGCGTAGATCACCTGATAGGCCGCGGCGATGGTCTCGCGCAGGTCCTGCACGATGTCGTCGAACTCCGGGCGCTCCGCGTCGTCGATCACGCCGTCCTCGGCGATGCGGAGCAGTCCGGCCAGCCGATCCGCTGCGTCGCGCAGGCGGTTGGTCAGCGAGATAGTCGCCATCGGCAGGGGCTTGGGCTCCAGCTCCGGCAGGATGCCGAGCCGATCGGTCGCCTTCGCGTGCTCCAGCGCCAGCCAGGGCACACCGTAGACGCTGCACATCTTCGCGACGGTCTCGTCCGACGGCGTGAGCCTGCCGCCCTCGTAGCGCTTCAAGGTCTCGGCAGAGATGCCCAGCCGCTCCGCGGCCTCCTCCTGCGTCAAAAGTGTCACCTTGCGCGCCCTCTGGTACATATTCGGGTATTGCGGTGCCATTGTCTTTCGTCCTCCTTTGTGGTAATGTCGAATCACCAGGTAGCCATCCACCGCGCAAGCGGCACGATGGGAATGATGTACTTCTTGCCGACCTTCTTGGCCGGAAAATCCTTGTCGCCGAGCAGCGCCGCGCGGTCAAGACCGAGGAGCTTACTGCTCTGATCAAGCGTCAGCACCTCCTGCCCGGCAAACTGCTCGCGCAAAGATTGCAGCTGATCGCGGAACGCCTCGCGCTCTCGCATGGCCTATCCCTCCTCACTTTCCTGCGGCGAGCGCTCTCGCGCCTGCCGCGCCCTTGGCCGCCACCGCGGCCCTCGCCGCCTCGCTCGCGGCGCGAAGCGTCTCGTCGTCGTAGAGGTCGCCGACCTCGCACTCCAGCACGGCCGCGATGGTCGGCAGCTTGTCCGTCGTGGGCGTCTTGCTGCCGTTCTCCCACCCGATCACGGCGGGCAGCGTCACGCCGGTCATGCGGGCCAGCTCCGTGCCGGTCAGACCGCGGCGCTCTCGTAATTCTCGGATCCTCATTGGGAACACCTCCTTGCTTTTTCTCTCTCGGTGTGATATGGTTTACTATGAGTTAATGTAGAAAGGGCGGGGTATTATGGTGCGCATTACGGCTTTTGATGATAATGGTGTGTATAAGATTGACTTTGAAATCCCTGAGCTTGATGAATGTCCGATATGCCATCACGCTCTGAAACCAACTATTCTGAATTCAAAATATGTGATGGACAGCACGGACAAGGGAACAACGCTTTGCAATTTATACGCTATGTTTCTGTGTCCAAAGTGCCGCAAGGTTTTTCTTGGGAAATTTCGTCAAAGGATTGGACTGGTGAGTAGCCACATAGCAGACTATATGGGCGAATATGAACTCTTTCCGATGACGCCAAACCGTGAATCCTTCAGCGATGATATCCTTGGACTGTCGCTGACCTTCGTTGAAACCTATGGACAGGCTCAGCAGGCAGAGGCCGAAGGATTGTCCCAGATTTGCGGCATCGGATACCGCAAGGCATTGGAGTATCTTGTAAAAGACTACCTTTGTCATAAATTCCCCGCTGATGAGGAAGCCATCAAAGCCGAAGCGCTCGGGCAAAGTCTTCGACGAATCGAAGACGGCAGAATACAAACATTGGCTCAGCGCGCAACTTGGATTGGCAACGATGAGACCCATTATGTTCGTAAGCACGAAGATCTGGATGTCAAGACGATGAAAACCTTTATCCAGGCGATGATCCATTTCACCGACTCGGAGTTGACGTTTGAGAAAGCTCTTTGCATTGATCCCGCCTGACGGGATCGTACACCGCGAGCTGCTTCCCGTCCATCGACCAATAGGACGTTGCCACGCGGACCGGGTCATCGTGCGTCCCATCGCCGCGGACTTCGCGGATCTCGATGACCCGAATGACCTTAGCGATCGTAACTGGGTTTGGTGCCATGTCTTTCCACCCCCTTTCATCCGGTGCGCCGCGGCTCACCGTGAGTAAATAGTAAATCATAAATCTGCAACTGTCAATACGAAAGGTGTATATTTGCAATCTTTGTGCAAATCATAAATTTACATTAAGGATGTGATGCCGTTGGACACGGAACGCTTTGTGCAAAACGTAGAATATTGGTGTAAGCTGAAGGGCGAGCCGCCGACGATTGCCTGCGAGAAAAGCGGAGCAGGCAGGAGCCTAATTGCAAATATAAAACGAGGCTCTTTTCCATCGGTGGCAAAGGTCCAGCAGCTCGCGCAATATCTCGGCTGCACGGTCTCCGACCTGCTGGGGGAGAAGCCGCAAGCCCCCGTGCCCGAATCGGGTACACTCAGCGCCGCCGAGCTGCGGCTGCTGAGTGCCTACCGCGCGGCCCCTGCGCCGATCCGCGCCATCGTGGACACGGCGCTGGAGCCGTATAAGAGGTGAGAAAGATGGATATGCTCAGCAAGCCGGAGCGCGAGTTCCTGGAATGGCTTGACGCACAAGAAAAGCCTGTGGCCTTGGAGCAGTTCGAGCGCGCCCCATCGTATTCGCTGCGGAGACGGAATCGGCTTCTAAAGGACGGCATGATTTATACGCCAAATCCCGGCTTCCTTGATTCTGAGCCGCGCACCTACGCCATCACTGACAAGGGGCGCACTGCGCTGGAAACTGCAGAGCTGACGCTCGGCAGCGACCGCCGGTCAAAGATCGCACTGTGGGTCTCCGTCCTTGCGCTCGTCGTATCGATCGCCGCCTTCTTCAAGGACGTCATCTAAACAGCTTCCGCCATCCTTTGCGGCGCTCGCGTTCGTCCTCGATCTCTCTCGCCAGATCACGCAGGCATTGGGCGTATGGATTAATTTCCGCATCCGCCCGACACCTGAGCGTAGGAACAACATCTTTCCCATACACCGCATCGGTGAGGTCAATGATCAAGCAGCGCACGCCGATGCGCTTCGTGAGATATTCCTCGGATTCTGTCCGATGGTCTGACAGGTCGCAGTCGGTGAAGAAAATCAGCGTTTGAGGCTCGCCCTTTGTTTCCAGACAATAAATCACCGTTTCTCACCTCCTTTCATCCGGTGCGCCGCGGCTCACCGTGAGTAAATAGTAAATCCTAAATATCGTAATGTCAAGACGCAAAGTACCATTTTTAGTAACTTTGTGTCAAGTCAACAATTCAGATAAGGAGTTGATGCCTATGGATGCCGAGAAGTTTGTGCAGAATGTTAAAAACATCTGCATAATGAGGGAGGTTCCGCCGACTATTGCGTGCCGGGAAAGCGGTGCAGGGAAGAACCTTTTGAGCGAGGTAGCGAGAGGTATCGTCCCGTCCGTAAACAAGGTTCAGGCCCTCGCACAGTACCTCGGCGTCACGACCTCGGAACTGCTTGGGGAGGTCCCCAGTCCTGCCGACATCTCGGTGCCCGCGATGCAATTCGTCAAGCTCTACCTGAGCCTGCCGGCAGAGCTCCGCGAGCAGATCGCCGCGGCTATGCTGGCGGCAAAGGAACACCTGAAGAACAACAGCGAAATCGATTATGTGGTGGACCCTGCCACCGGCTCGGGCGGGTTTGTCACCCAGGCACTCCGTACAAAGGACTCGACGGATGATACTTTGGTTCTGACGGCACCGAATAACGAAATAGTTTCCGATCTCAGCAGAAAAAAACAAAAATAAAAAAGTGCCCGAATCGGGCACGGGGGAGGAAATCATGATTACTGTTCCGGCGAAAGTGAAAGACCGCATCGCAGCGGGCCTCAAGCGTTACCAGCCGATCCTGATCAAAGCCCGCGACAAGGACATCAACGAGAGCGACACCGTCACCATTCTGATGGACGTACTGGCTGACATCCTCGGCTACGACAAGTATACAGAAATCACCTCCGAATACGCGATCAAGCATACCTACTGCGACCTCGCAATCAAGCTGGACGGTTCGCCGAGGATTCTCATCGAAGTCAAGGCGGCGGGGCTCGATCTCAAACTCCAGCACATCAAGCAGGCCGTGGATTACGGCTCCAACGCCGGCGTTGACTGGGTGATCCTGACAAACGGCATTCAGTGGAAGGTCTATAAGATCATCTTTGCAAAGCCCATTGATACCGAACTGGTCTATGAATTCGACCTGACCGAGCTGAGTGCGAAGAAAGCAAGCGATCTGGAGATGATCTACTGCCTAAGCAGAGAGGCAATGGTCAAGTCCGGAAAGGCCTCCTATCTGGAGGACTACCACACGCAGCGTCAGCTGATGAACCGCTTCACCATCGGACAGGTCATTCTCAGCGAGCCAGTCGTCGATGCTGTGAAACGAGTGCTCCGCAAGATGGGGATCGATTCTAAGGTCAGCAATGAGGATATCTCGGACATCATTTTGAACGAGGTTCTCAAGCGTGAGATCCTCGACGATGAGAAGTCCAAGGAAGCCAAGAAGAAAATCGCCAAGGCCCTGAAGCCCGCTCCGAAGCCGAAAGAGCAGCCTGCCGAGCAGTAAGCTATCGCCGCTGGACATAAAAGAATGGAGGGTAAATAATGAAGAACTGTATAAAAATCAAGTGTAACAAATGCGGATGCTCCTTTGAAATTGATCCTGCTGCTTTCGTGTATGTACAGAGGCCCTATTGTCTGTGCTGCGCTCAACCAATGGAGCCAGCTGAATCGAATCACTTGAAGAGAACCATCGAGGCCCTGCAGGACTTTCCATACCAAATCCCAAGTGCGAATAGAGATGAGCCCGGTTTTTCAGCAATTATCGAGCAGACAGAGTAACAGCTTTCTACAAGGCCACTTATCATGACCAAGTGCTGTGCCCGAATTGGGCACGGGAAAAGCCCTCCCCGTGACAGGGAGGGCCATCAACGATAGCATCGATTATAACGTCACCAGCACCGCAGAAAAGTTCAAAGCAAACCTTGACAACTTGAAATTTGGCGGCTATACTTGGAGTACAAACGAAGGGCGCTGCCGGTAGACGGTCAGCTCCCCGGTTAGTTGCTCAAAGAGTAACCGCCTGCTTGGGGAAGCGTGAGGCGGTTACTTCTTTTTTGCCTGAAAACACAGGCCAATGATCCCTATGACCACAAGACAGAACTCGAACAGCTCTGAATATGTAAGCATACGCATCACCCCTCTCTTGGAGGGGCAAGAAGTCCCCTCCGGGATGGAGGAGCCAACCGCCTACCCTGTACCGTTGTACTGGCAGCGCCACAGATAGGATAGCAGAGCCGTGTCGAAAATGCAAGGAATTCTTTCCAACGCAAAAGGCCGCCATCCATGAGGGCGACGGCCTTTGCTGAGCTCGCGCGAACTCGGAGAGGGAAAATGCGCGGAGGTCTACGGATCGCTGCGCTGGGATTCGGCTGCGAGCTGTGCAGCCAGCTCGAGGATCTCGTGCTGGTCATGCGCGGGCAGGGACTCAAACAGTGCGAGGATGTAGGCGATGTCGTACATTTTAGCTCCCTCGGGCACCCTTGTGTATTTGGCGCCGGATGGAATTATAACGCAACCGCGCGCCGGTTGGCTACTGGAATATTTAACAGAGAGGAGGCGGCGCAATGCCAAAATATCCCAGCTATTACATCCGACCGGACGGTCTGCATGAGACGATCCTCCGCATCAACGGCAAGCGCAAGGCCTTCCGCGGGAAAACCGACAAGGAAGTATGGGAAAAGGTCAAGGCGTTTGACCGAGCCCAGCTGCAAGCGGAGATCGACGCGGAGACGACCTTCTCGAGGATCGCAGAGCAGTGGTGGGATGAAGCCGAGCCGAAGCTCGAGCCGAACTCGGTGAAAAACTATAAGCCGGCGTTGCGCCGAGCCGTGGAGGAATTTGGGGCGCGGCAGGTCGGCAGTATCACCGCCAAAGAGATCGACGCATTTATTCGGGACTTTGCCGCCGCGCGGGCGAGGAAGACCGTCGCCATGCAGCTGCAGGTTATCCGCCAGATCCTGCGCTGGGCGGAGCTGCAGGGAAAAACGAATTACAATCCGGCACAGGCCGTCCGCGTGCCGCGCAATCTCCCGCAGACGCGGCGCGAGGCCCCCGACAAAGACCAGATCGCCAAGATCAAGGCATCCACGAATTTGCCCTTTGGATTGTTCCCGGCGCTGATCTACTACACCGGCTGCCGCAGGGGCGAGGCGCAGGCCTTAACCGGAGCCGACATTGACCGCAAAGCCATGCGCGTGCATATCCGCCGGTCCGTCTATTACGACCACGGCGCGAAGATCAAGGAGCCAAAGACAGCCGCCGGTGTGCGAGAGGTCCCGCTCTTGCCCGCCTTGGATGCGCTTCTGCCGAAAAAATTGCCGCAAGGGTATCTGTTTGCCGAGCCGGACGGCTCGCTGCTGACAGACGGCGATTTCCGCAAGCTTTACAAGGCGTACTGCGCCGCCAGCGGCGTGACGGTCTCTCTGCATCAGATCCGGCACGGCTACGCAACCGCGCTGTTTGAGGCGGGAGTTGACCCCAAGACGGCGCAGAAGCTGCTCGGTCATGCGAAGCTGTCCACGACAATGGACATCTATACGCACGTCTACGGTGACGCGATCGCCGCTGCAGCGGAGAAGATGAAAAAGAGCTTTTGA